GTCGCCTCCACCGATGCTGTGCGGCAGTACCCGAGAGAGCAGATCGGCAAGGCGCACTGAAATGCCGACGCCTCGCCGCTTCACGGCCTCTAGACTCCCCACTTGACGCAAGGGTAGAAGGCACACACCTTTCGGAAAGGACCGCAGTGGGCGCGAAGCCGAGCAAGCAGACGCCGAAGGACAACCGTCTCAAGCGGAACAACCCCGCCGCTGGGAGCTCCAAGCCGTTCGGCGGCAAGAAGGCGCAGCCCTTCACGAAGAAGAAGCCATGAAGTACGCCCTCGACGCTGAGCACAACCTCGTTCCCGGCGACGACCTCACCTTCGCCTACCAGGGCTCCGGCGTCGCCACCTTCGTAGACGGCGCCGGTACCGGCTTCCGCATTCCCATCGGCGTCCGCAACCTGGCCGGAGTCGACAGCGACGGGACGGTGTATCTCGAGAGCGGCGCAGAGCCGCAAGCGGACGAGACACCCGGCGAGGACTACGCCGCCCCGGTCGCTGCTTATGACGAGCTCATGAACCGCGAGCTCGAGGCCCTCTGCGACAAGCGCGGCGTCGAGTTCAAGTATCACCCGAACAAGGCGGCCCTCGTCGGCCTGCTCACGGACGCAGACCAGAAAGCAGGCTGAGATGCTCCCGATTGGCCCGAACACGAAGGCGTTTGCAGTTCCGATGCAGCTCGCCACCGACGCACAGGCTCAGGAGATCACGCCGGTCGCGCAGGCCAGCGTGGCGGCCTACGCCGACGTAGCCGGCTCCGAAGCTGACATGCTGTACTTCAAGAGCCTCTCCTACACCCTCATCAACGCGACGCAGACCATCACCTACCAGATCCTCGGCGACAACCGCTCTGACTACGGGAGCGCCGTGGTCATCCAGACGGCGGACATCCTCGCCGCTGGTACCGCTACCTACGCCGTCGCCCAGGCCCCGTACCGCTACTACAAGGTGCAGATCAAAGACAAGGTCGGCGGCGTCCACGGCACCACGGGCGTCTACGGGCTGGCCAAGGCATGACAACGAGCGTGATGCTCACACGAAGGGACAGTCGCGATGACTGACGTAGACCAGGCGGCACTCGACGCATCGGCGGCAGCGAAGACGGCCGCAGACGCACAGACAGCCGACGACGCCGCCAAGGCAGCGGCAGCGAGTGGCGGCAGCGGCAAGACCGTCGCCGAGCTCGAGGCCGAACTGGCGCGCACCGCCGCGGCCCTCACGGCAGCGAACGGCGAGAGCGCCACCCGGCGCAAGAAGCTGGATGCGCTCGAGAAGGCCGAGGAGGCCCGCCTGGCCGCCAGCCTGACCGACCTCGAGAAAGAGAAGAAGCGCGCCGACGACGCCGAGGCTCGCGAGAAGGCCGCCATAGAGACGGCCAAGACGACGAGTCTGAAGGCGGCGTTTGAGAATGCGGCCTACAAGGCCGGAGTCGCGCACCCCGAAGACGTGTACCTGCTGGCCGACAAGTCAGCCGTGGCAGTGGACGAAGACGGCAAGATCACAGGCGTCACCGAGGCCGTCAAGGTCCTGGTCGACGCCGGCCGCGTGCCCATGACCGCGAGCGGACCGCCAGTTGCGCCGAACCTCGACGGCGGCGCCGGTGGCAACCACGGCGGAGCCGGCACGGCGAAGCTGACCGCAGACGAGATCGAGATGGCGCAGAAGATGGGCGTGCCGCTCGAGCGTGCATCAGCGCAGAAGGCCGACATGCAGAAGGAAGTTGCTGCGCTCTAACTGAGCGCGTTAGCAGCCGGGGCGCGATGCCCCAAGGTGTCAGCAGAGACTCAGCCGCGATGGCTGGACATCAGTAGTCCGACCATGAAAGCAGGTGAGTTCCCAATGGCTGACACTTCCCTCGGCTTCCGCTATCGCGGTCGCATGGGTGAGGCGCCCAACCCCACCATCCAGAACCTGGTCAGCAAGAACACGTGCACCCTCACCAAGGGTGACTTGCTGTCCCTCGACGGCGTGACCGGCGAGGTCCAGATCGCCGCCACGGACGCCAAGACGTTCGTCGGCGTGTGCGCCGAGACCAAGGCGTGCACCGACTCGGTCACGAAGGTCGCCGTCATCGTCGATGAGGACGCCTTCTACGCCGTGTACGACGCCAACGCCCGGCACATCGGTGCCCCGCTCGACATCGCTGGCACCACCGGCGCCATGACCGTCGCCGCCGACTCGAACCACGACCTCCTCGTCATCGCCGAATCCACGGCGGCCGAAGAGACCGTCGTGATGATCAAGCACGGCGCCCACTTCGCCAACGTCACCGTCACCTGAGAGGGGTGAGTAGTAATGCCGCAGATCAAGGCTGAGTGGGCAAACGCACTTACCCCTGCCATCCGAGAGTGGTTCTCAATCGGGTACCGGCAACGCCCGACGATGATCCCGGACCTGTACAACGTCATGGGCTCGACGAGCGACCACGAGGACTTCATGTCCTTCGGGGCCATCGCTCCTGACGCCTGGGACGAGTACAAGACGACCGGCCGCGTTCCGCAGGTCGGGTTCGACAAGGGCTACAAGACCACGTTCACGCACGACGAGTTCGTGGTCGAATACCAGATCCAGAAGACCCTCATCGAGGACAGCAAGTACCCGCAGATCACGTCCGACGTGAGTCAGCTGGGCGACTCCGCCGCGCTCAAGCGCGAGAAGGACGCCATGGCTCCCTTCAACAACTGCGCCGTGGCGACCGTGCTCGGCGGGGACAACGTGCCGCTGTGCGACAACAGCCACCCTGTGAGCCCGACCAAGAGCGGCACCACGCAGGACAATCTCGACTCGCTCGCCCTCACGGCGGCCAACGTCGAGACGATTCGGCAGAAGATGCTGGCGGTCAAGGACGACACCGGCAACCTCGCCGGCATCCAGCCGGACCTCCTGCTCGTCGCCGGCGGCGGCACGCTCGAGAACGACGCCAAGCTGATCACGCAGTCCGACGGCAAGATCGGCAGCGCGGACAACGACATCAACGTCCAGAAGGGCCGCTTCAGCTACATGGTCCTGCCGATGCTGACCAGCGCCACGCAGTGGTTCATGGTCGACTCGATCAAGATGAAGCAGTCGCTCATCTGGTTCGACCGTGTGCCGCTCAGCGTCGTGCCCAAGGTCGAGGACAAGACCATCTTCGCGACGTGGATCGCTCGCATGCGCTACAGCTACGGCTGGCGCGATTGGCGGTGGATCAACCGCGGCAACGCCTGAGCCTAGGCATCTGACTGGCATGTAACTGCTGGGGGCGGTGGGCACAGGCTCACCGCCCCTGGTCAGACCGAAAGAAGGCACGGCATGGGCGTCACGCACTTCGACGGGCTCGACGCCGTCAGTAGCTTCGCCATCGGCGGCACGACCGTCACCCTGACGGCAGCCGAGATGAACACGCTTCACTCGCTGGGCCTCTCGGGCACCGGCGGATTCTTCGACCAGACCTTCACCACGGCCGTCATCAAGGCGCAGAACCACACGGCCAACCTCATCGTGCCGGGAATCACCGGCAAGCAGTTCTTCGCCACGTTCGCGGCGATGCAGGCCGCCGGCAGCGTCACCACAGCGACCACGATCCGCCTCGTCGAGACGAGTGCGGCTGGCGTAGTCCTCTCGCACGTCGCCGCCGACATGACTTCAGCCACATGGGTCGGCCCCACCGGTGGCACCGTGGTCATCACGAACCTCAACCTGGCGCTTCCCGTCAGTGCGGGCATCGAGATCGTCGACGTGGCAGCCAACAGTCTGACCGTCACCACGGCCATCCGCGTCGTCGTCGCCGGCTACTACATCTGAGTCATGGCCGTTCCGACGGTGACAAGCGTCACGCCCTCCACGGGCTCCTACCTCGGCGGCACAACCGTGCTCATCGCCGGTACCGGTTTCACCGGCACCACGGCGGTCGCCTTCGACGGCGTCGCCGCTGACTTCGAGCTGTCGTCCGCCACCCTCCTGGCCGCTACCTCGCCGGGACATCTGGCGGGGGCGGCTCAGGTGGTTGTGACGAACGCCGACGGCCCCAGCACGGAAGCGGTTGACTTCACCTACACCGTGCCCTCGGGCGCGCCGATCACCTACGCCGGAGACCTCACCACGGACCTGGACAGAGTGCGCTTCTACATCGGCGATACGGTCCTGGGCGCCGGTCCCAAGCCGCTCGACACCAACTTCACCGACGCCGAGATCGCCGGTCTCCTGGCCATCGAAGGCACGTGGCAACGCGCGACTGCCGCGGCCTTCGAGACGTTGGCCTCGCTGTGGGCGAAGCACGTCACCTTCGGCGCCGACGGCATGTCCGCCAGCCTGTCGAACGTGGCCGAGCAGTACCGCGCCTCGGCAAAGGAGTGGCGGCAGAAGTACGGCGGCGGGAGCACTTCCGGCAGCCAGGCCGTGATCCGCGCCGACGGCTACTCGCAGGACATCGACAACGTAGAGGTGGACTACCTGTGAGCCTCACAGCCACACAGGTGGCCCAAGCGCGCCTCGCCGCGCAAGACGCCATGGGCACTACCGTCTCGGTCGAGACGTGGACGGGAGAGGGTTCCTACGGTGCCCTGTACGAGGACCCGGTGGACATCGTCTGCAACGTCGACACGGCGACTCGCCTCGTGCGCAACTCAGGCGGCGAAGAGGTTGTCTCCGAAGTGACTCTGGAGGTGCGGCACACCGATGCAGCGGCGTTCGCGCCCGAGTCCCGCGTCACCATCGCCGGCCGCGTGAGTACGGTCCTGTCGGTCAGCCCGAAGCAGTTCAAGGGGCAGGTCGTGTACGTGAAGGTGGCGTGCTCATGAGCATGACGGTCTCCACCAAGTGGTACGGCGCCAAGGTCAAGGCCGAGGAGCGCGTCGGCGCCGCTCGCGGCCTGCTGCTCGCGGCAGAGCACATCCTCGAGGAGTCGAAGCGCATCGTTCCGCTGCTCGAGGGCACGCTGGAACGCTCCGGCGTGGCCAGCGTGGACGCCGGGGCCCTGCGCGCGGCGGTCAGCTACGACACGCCCTATGCGGTCTACCAGCACGAGGGCCTCGACTTCGCTCACCCGAATGGGCGCCAGGCCAAGTACCTCGAGCAGCCGCTCAACTCCGAGCGCGGCGTCGTGCAGGACCTCATCGCCCGCGAAATCAAGGCCGCGCTGTGACCCTCGCCGCCGCCATCGAGAGCGACCTCCTCACAGGAGTCGCGGTCTACCTCGCCGCCGGCGGCATCGAGGCGACCTGGAACACCTCCGGCGCCTACACCGCACTGCAGACCGGCATCGTGCTGGGCAACATCCCACAGACGCCGGACCGGGTGGTCACGCTCACAGTCTACGACTCGGACGACGACCCCTCTCTCTCCGACTCGGTCATCCGCATGCAGGTGCGTTCACGCGCCGAGGGCGCCGACAAGCGCAAGGTCGACAACCTCGACGCCGCATCCTTCAACCTGCTCCACGGCAAGACGGCATGGACGCTCAGCACGGGCGTCTATGTCGTGCAG